TTAATAACCGACAGCAAGCCAGTTAAACGTGCCGACAGAGGCATATGCACTTGCGCCTTGGGCGGCAGCAAATGCAAAATTTGACGCGGTTGTAAGTGTTGCTATTGATGCGACTTGAGTAGCCACGTTGTTGTTGTCAGTTGCCTGGCAAGTTAAACATGCATTAGGGAACGTAATCGGAAAAGTGATGGTGCCGGTTGCGGCGCCTGCGGGATATGATCCCCACTGAATGATCAGTCCGCCAGGAAGCTTCTGATACCCATTGGAGCTGAGAGATTGATTCGCTCCAGTAAACTGTGCAAGCGTGGCATAGCGCGCATCGCCCTGGGATTGCACCATTGCGGTGATATAAAAACTGGCGGCGCTCGCGATGTAAGTCGCCGTGACAATCCCGCCAGCCGGCAGGTCTCCTGCCGCCAGCGCACCGCCCACGTCATTGACCAGCGGCACCGCACCGCCGCCCGCATTCAGCGTCGAAGCGCCGGTGTTGGCGTTGACGATCTTGACACGCACCGTCATGCCGTCGCCGTAGGCCGCGATAGCCGGATTGAGCGCGACCACGTAGGCGTTGGCCACGCCGGTATCGAGCGCGTAGTTGCCGGATTGGGCGTCGATCATGCGCTCAATCGCCTGCTTGAGCTGGGTCAGATCGGCACCGCTTCCCGCCATTCCGGCACCGGTGATGACTGCCATGATTTCGCGCATCGGGTGCTCGATGGCAGCTGCCGGAACCGCCGACCCTTCGATGGCGAGCGCCGGGTTGGCGTCGACGTAGGGAGCGCCCGCAGCGCCGCCTAGTGGTTGTACGTAATCCATCTTTTAAGCTCCTTGATAAGCGACAATTAAACGGGTGTGGGCTTGCTTGATCTTGTTGAGCTTGCACTCCAGATCTGCGGCCCGGCTGAATTTACCCAGCGCGTCTCCGCACTGGCTTTGCCCAGTACGGAAGTACGTTGCGCGCGCAGTGGGCACGCGGACGCGCCAGATGTGGCGGACGGATGCCGGTCCATTGAGCACGTCTCCGCAGCGCGATAATCCACACACGAAGGGGCGGAAGCGATCGATTTGTACCTGGTAGCCGAGATCCTCGCAGATCGAGCGGAAATACGCCTCGCTGGCGCCGCCGGTAGAAAGCAGCTTGGCCTTGAGCGCGGCGCGCCGTTCTTCGATCGTGCCGCCGCTGGCTGCGCTGCAGCTATCCGGCAGGCCGGCCAAGGTTTCCCACTCACCCAGCATTTCGAAGGCAGTACGTGGATCCGCTTCGTTGCGGAGGTCATCGACCCGGGCGTCGACGCGGGCGAACTCTGCGGAGAACGCACGCAGCAGATTGTCCATCGTGCCACCGGGCGGGCATGTCCACGCCTTCCCACGGAGCAGCACGGCCTTGAACTGGCTCAGGTAGTCGTCGACGTTCATGGCCATGTGATATTTCCCATCGTGGCCATGTATCCGGCGGCGTGGTTGACGTCGGCGATGGGTGAGGTCAGCACATAATTCTCTTCGCCGGCAGCGATCGAAATGGCGGCGCGGATGTGCGTGATCAGGATGGTTCCGCCCGGCTCGGATTCGCGGTTGATGAGGTCGGCCAGCTCGGCGGCGACGGCATCCTTAACGGCTTGCGTAGCGGGCGTGATGGTGGTGAAAACAAAATCGATCGGCGCCGCGATCGGCGCCACCGCGAACACATGCCCGGTCACTGGATAACGCGCCTCGATGTAAGCTTGCACGGCCGCCACTTCGGCGGCGTCCGGAATAACGCTGGCATCGTTGTCGCGCACGAAGCGCACGGTCACCGTGCCGTCGCCCTGCTCCAGGGGATAGCACCAGGCGCGGGTCACGCCCGGTACTTCAAGCGCCCAATTCACATAGTCGAATTGAGCGCCGCCATGGGGTGGTTGCTTCGGCCTGGCCAGCACGCGCACGCGCAGTGCGTCGTCGGTTTCGACGTCTGCGCCCTGCGTCAAACCTCCGACCGGCACCGTGACGTTACCGTTGACTCCCGCGATCGGAGAAGCCAATGTCAACGTTGTCCCGGCGATTGCATTGCCAGCGGCGCCGTCCACAACGGCAGTGATCGCCGCCGTGGCGGTACCGGCTGCGATGGTCACTTCGGCATCGGTAGCGTATTCGACGCCATCCGCGCGGATCAGCACGGTGCCCGCCGGAATGCCCCGCCCATTGGTGCCCAGGATCGGCACGGAACCTTGCGCTGGCGTGGCAGGTTTGCGCGGCTGGGCGAGCCAGAAGTTGGCGTGCCGGTCCAGTTCTTCAGCCTCCGCCTCGAATGGCAGGATCTGCTTGGCGGCCCGGGCGATATAGCCATAAATTCCATGCGCCACGCCGGCAATCAGCTTGCCCAAAATATTGAGATTGCTGCGCCGTACCTTGGCATCCGTGCCCGGCAGGTTGCTCTCGATATCGCCCTGGTTGCGGACGACCAGGGTTTGCAGGGTGGGTCGGTTGAAAGGCATTACACGGCACTCCAGAGCTTGTCGAATTTGTAGCGGGTCACCTGTCCATCAGGCTTGACGATCTCGATCAGCGCACCGATGACGCCCACCGGATGGTTGCGCGCGATCCATGTCTCGACGTTGATTGCCTTGGCCACGCCGTCGCGCGTCATCCAGGCCAGCGCTTCCTCGACGTACTCGCGCACGCGGAGCGGCGTTTCCGGCAGCAGCTTGGCGCGCTCGAGGAGCCAGAGGCGGCTGCCATGCTTGTCTCCTGGTTCGTCGGCAAAAGCGTCGATCCAGGTGCCGCGACGGTCATCCGAGTCGCCGGGAATCACATCATCCGGCCCCGCACGGCGATCGCTAAAAAGGCTCAGGATCACGGCGGTATAGAGACCGTCGTCTTCAGCCAGCAGCATGGAAGCGATGGCGTAATCGGCGCCGCGCTCCATGTCGATCATGACGGTGCGAATGTCCGCCATTTATGGAATTTCCGGCGCGGCGATGGCGTGGGCAGTGCCGGCGGTCTCGCCGATCTGCCAGGTGTCGATGTGGTCGGGGAACCACTTCTGGCCGTGGCCGTTGCAGTCGAACTGATACAGGCTCTTGGCGTGGATCTGCACCACGTCGCCGGCGATGCGGGCGGTCTCGCTGGCCGTGATGGTGATGTTCTTGCCCAGCACCTCGATGGCGCCGCCGCGCTTGAAGATGATACGGTGCTGGTGCGGCTCCTTGTCCTCATCGGTGTAGACAGCGACTTCGCCGGCCTGCAGCCCCTTGATGCGGTAGCGGCGGTCATCCATCGCAATGACGATACCGTGATCTCGGTCGCCGCCGACGCAAACCATCACGCCCTCTGCGCCGGGCAGCGGAACCGAATCAAAGCCATAATTCTGCATGCGCTCGACGCCGTCGCGTACCTCGCCCTCGAGCAGCTTGACCTGTACCACCTGGATGCCGCCGGCGTCGTTCACGGCGGCCAGAACCGCGCGCGAAACCATCAGGCGCACACGTCGGCGCAGCGGCGCGGTCAGCTTGTCGATGAGGTCGACGATATCCATCAGAAGCTGCTCCAGTCTTCGCCGGATTGCTTCTTTTCCGACGCCTGCTTTTCTCGAATCTTGCCCTGCAGCCCGGCCGCTTTTTTTCCAACCAGCAGGTCGAATGCTCGGCGGTCGGCGAGTCGTAATTGGGCGATGCGGCCACTCTGGGGGTTATCGATCAGGGACACATTGGTTATGAGCAGGTTGGCATTCACGCCGAGCGATGCCGAGTCGAGATGCACCATCGTGTTCGGCCACCACAGCTTGCCGCGCGCATTGCGCCAGCCTTGCACGGTAATGGTCGCGCGGTTGCTGCGGCCGCGCCGCACGTTGCGCTCCCATTCGGCGCGCTGCTTGTAGGTCGCATGCGGTCCATGCTCTTCGGCGATGACGATCAGGGGACGGTAGCGCTGTACAAAACTATCCGTCGCCTCGGCCTTCACCTGGGCGTGGGTTTCCGGCGCGTCCAGATTGTCGTCGCTGCCGCGATCCTGGCCCTTGATGATATATAGGGAATACCTCTCCTTGGAGCTGAATTCCCCACGCGCACGCTTGATATTAACGCCTTCGACCAGGTCATCAACCGCCGGGCCGTCCTTGGCGCGCGTCAAAACCAGACCGCCCTTGCCGTCGGATACCGGCAGCACGGCACGCATGCGGCAGGCGCGCTCGATGCACTCGAACGCGGTCTCGCCCTCCTGGATGGAATGACTGTCAAAGGCGTTCCCGATATCGGTTTCGACGATCACGGGAATGCCGAACGGCGCGCAAATGTCGCGCACGATCTTATCGAGCGTGGCCTTGGCCCACTGGCCGGACTTGTGGATAGCCGAGCAATCGACCAGGTCGCCGGTGGCGTCGCGTCCGGTCACGCGGAATTCGTGCGTCGTCGCGTCGAATTCCGGAAAGGCGTCGTCCACCCAACCGGTGATGACTGTTTCTCCATCGGCCAGCACCTCGCAGCGCTCACCGCGATGGATCTGGCGCGGCGTATCCTGACCTGGCCAGCGCTCTGAAACGGACAAATCGAAGGTGCCGGCGATCTGCTCGATGCCGATATCTATCTGCGACGACTTCCAGCCGCCGTAGATCATGCTGCCGACTTTAATCTCGACGGCCGACATGAGCGAAAAAAGGGGAGTTATTCATGCCTTGAGAATAAGGTCTCAAGGCATACGGGATAAGGCGGAAACAATTCCGCTAAGAGGGCGGAATCAGGAAGGAAACTGCAAGTTAAAAGTTTTCAGTCAGCCTGTCAACAACTCAAGCGCACGACCGCCAGGCACAAAGCCCGGATGCTTAACCCGATTGCGCGCGACGATATCCTCGTCACGCTCCGGATCTTCGTAGATCTGATACGCCAGCACGATTGCCGGCACGGTCGCGCGCGGCGTGTACTGCATCAGGCTCTCCAGGTCCGCCGCCCGGGTTTGAATATCGTTGACGACCGCCACGCGCAGATCCGTAAGGGCGAAATAGACCGGATCCGGCGCCGCCCCATCCTCGGCCTCGGCTTCCAGCTTGGCCACCAGGTTATCGCGTAAGGCGATCGCCTCTTCGCGCGATGCATACTTGACGCTCGAAGATGCCTTGGCCGCCTCGATCAGTGCGATCCGGCGCACCAGCGTCTGCACGGCGGCGCGGTTACTGGCCTGCTGAATACGCGCCGGCGTGACGGGAACCGCCGGAACGTAACCGCTCGTCTGCGCATGCTTGCCGAACTGGAACAGCGTGGCGAGCGCATTGAAGGCGGACAGCGGCGACGTCCCCAAAGCGCGCAGGCCGGCGATCTGCCCGGCGATGCCGGATGCCAGGTCTGTCGGCAAGCGCATGAGCGCGGTGAGTTTGCCCAGGATGCCGCCGGCCGCCGCGTTGAATGCCGGCAGAATGCTCATGTCCGGCATCATGCCGTTCGCCGCAGCGCGGATGCCGTCCATGGCGTCATTGATCGTGGCCAGCGCATCGTTGTTGACGAAATCCGGCATGCCGTCGACCTTGAACGACTTGCTGAAATCCTTGGATGCCGCGTCGGTCGCATTGTCGCCGGCGATGTCAACCGCGGCTGACGTGTCCACGCGCACCGACGGGTTAAGGTTGCCGCCATCCTGGATGAAGGTGAGCGCGTAGCTCGCCATGCCACCGGCGTCGATATTTTCCGTCGGGCGGCAATCCTGGACAGCCACCTGCATGCGACCGCGCGTCGGATGCACCAGCTCGCCAGAACCTTCCTTCTCGCAAGCTTCCTCCAGCTGATCGCGCCAGCGCATGTAATCGGCGCCGATGACGAAGGCTTCGAAAGTGAATTCGCGCGCCTTGCGGCCCATGTCTTCCACATAGGCTTCATCGCGCCCGGGATATTCGTGCACCACGTTGCGGCGGCCGAGCGCGCCGGCGGCAGAGCGAAAGCGGAACTTGACCCCGCGAAAGCTGGCCTCTTGCCATTGATCGCGCCAGGCCATCAGTTCTGACCCATCATGTAGGGACCGGAATGGACGTTAAAACGCACACCCGGCTGGCTGCTTTTAACGCCGGAAATAGCGGCACGGCCTTCCTGGTCGATAAAGATCCGAATATCGCCTCCGATTTGGGCGGCCTTGAATTTCTCGGTCATCTCGACGGAGCGCCGGGCCTCTTCGTTGCCGAACAGCGCCAGCGTCTTGGCGATGACAGATCCGATCGCATCGCCGCTGGCATTGCCTTCCAGGCCATACTTGTAACCCAGTGTGCCGACCCCGTATCCCACTGCGCCAGCCGCCGCCGTTGCCGCGCCGGCCGATCCGATCGCGCCGGTGCCCATCATGCGCAACGCGGCCAGGTTGGAGCCGCCCAGCAACGCGGCGGTGGTCTTGAGGTTCTTTGCCGCGAACGCGCCGGCGCCGCCCAGCGCGGCGGCCGAGCCGGCTTGCGCCGCCGGGCTCAGCCCGGAGATTCCGCTACCAGGCAGGTTGACTACAAACACCGGCGTCACGCCGGCGGCGGTTTCCAGTGCCTTTCCTTCCGCCACGCCGGCAGCTGTGCCCCCGAAGCGCTTGGCCAGCGCGCCGACTGCCTTGCCGCCGTAACGTGTCGCGCCGAACAATGCCAGGCTGCCGGCGCCGGCGCCCAGGAGCATATCCTTGCCGTCCATGCCGAGTCCGCCGTTTGCCTTCTTGTCCATGCCCCATTTGATGAGGCCGGAGAGGGATTCATTGATCGGCTTCGAGAAATTATCCGCCGCCGATCGGAGCGCGGATTTGAGCCGCCCGACCTGGTCGACCGAATTGCTGATCGCCTTGGGCAAGTCGCGTGCGATCGCACCGCTCGCGCCGGCGATTTGCGTGGAGAACGAATTGATCTTGCCCAGCATGTCTCCGGACAGCAGCACCCGCAGGCCTTTGATCGTGTCCAGGTCGGCCTGGCCGAACGCCTTCTGAATGAAAACCGCCCGGCTTTTTTCGGTGCCGAGCTTGTCGTATTGTTTCTTGATGTCGGCCAGCACCGCCAGGGCATCGCGGCGCGAACCGTCCTTGTCGAAAAACTTGATGCCGGTCGCCTTCTGCGCATCCTTCATGTAGCGCAGGTTGGTGAACAGGCGCAGCGTGCTGTCTGCCAGGGTGGCCAGGCGCTCGGGCTGGCGCTCGATCTGCGACAGGCCCTCGATGAAAGCCAGCGTCTTGTCGAAGCCCAAGCCTGCAGCGGCGGCATTCGGGCCTACCCGGGCGAAAATATCGGAAAGATTTTCCAGCTCGGCATTGCCCAGGCGGCCGGCCACGGTCATCTTGTCCAGCAGCGTGGCTGCCATCCTCGGCTTGGCCAGGTCGAAATCGAACGCGGTACCGGCGACGGTCAGCGACCCGGTCAGCTTGTCGGCGCTCGCGCCGGTCACCGCCATCGCCCGGTTGGTGGCATCGATCACCGGCAGCGCTTCCTTGAACTGCAGTCCGGCCTGCACGGCGTTGTTGAAGCCCTGCTGCAGGTCGTCGACGTTCTGTCCGGTCTCTGCACTCATGCGGAACAACTCGCTGCGCAAGCCGGCCACGTCGCGCTCGCTGGCGCCGGCGGTCTGGCCGATCTGCGTCAGGCTCTTGTCCATCCTGGCCGATTGCATGATGGTGGCCACGGCGCCGACCGATACCCCGATCGATGCCAGCTTTCCCTCCACCGAGTTCATGGCGCCCTTGAGCGCTTCGAACTCGCGCTTCACGCCGCCGGTGAATTTGCGCACGCCGCCCTCGGCAGACACCAGCCCGGATACAAACCGGGCTGTGTCAGCGTAGAGCTTCATCGATAGCGTTAAGTCACGGGTTCCCATTGGCGTTTTTTGTCAGTCGTTCCAGGTAGTGATTGAATTCGGCGGCCGGCAGATCGAGAATGTCTCGGCGCCGCCAGCCGGTCTTCAGCGCGATCAGCAGGATGCTGTCGAACATCCCGCGCCGTCGCGCGACTAGGCTTCCCCCAACTCGTCTAGCTCTCCTTGTTTCTCGCGCAGCGCGCGATAGTCCGCAGGCTTCAGCCTTTTCAACATGTTGGTGGTGAAGGGGCCGGCAAACTCCGATCCGTCCGCCGCTGTCACCTTGACCAGCTGGCGCAGCATCATCTGGGCGTTGAAGAGGATCGGCGTATGCGCACCCCCGCCGACCTGGGCGGCTTCCATTTCCGCTTCCATCATGTCTTCGACGTCCGCCTCGCGCATCTCGAAAGCGGTATGAATCACCTCGCCGATTTTCAGGCCGTGCTTGAATTTCCCTGTGATGGTTTGCATTAAACTTCCTTCCCTTCGATGCCGTAGAACTTGGCCTTGATGCCATCGTTGGATAATTCCGGAACCGGCCCGTTGAAGGCATTGGCGATCACGTAGCTGCGCCCGGTATCGGTATCAAAGCTCAGGGTGAAGTCGGTCAGCTTCTGGATTTCCGCCAGGCTCACCTCTCCGGTGGCGATGATGGTGCAATCCACTTCCGGCGCTTCGATCGTTTCCTGGAAACCGGCAACCCCGCCATCGCCGATCACCGGCTTACGATCGATGCCGCCGAATTTAAGGCTCGCGCCCGCCTTAGTGTTGTAGCGCTTGCCGGCGACGGTGATAAACGCCCGGCCAAATACTTGTGTCATGTCTTGCTCCTCGCTTGGTTAAAGGACGTACTGCACTGCGCCGGCGAACACGTCGAACTGGTTGACCGTATCCGGCGTCATGATCGAGTTCACGCGGCAGGTGTCCGCATCGGAACGCACCACGACCAGGTCGCGGATGAATCCCTCCAGGTTTTCCATCAGGCCGGCGCGGACCGCCTGGGTGGCGGCCGCGATCAAGGTATTGCGGATCAGCTTGGGCGTGGCGATGGCCTGGCCGGGCTGGATCATACCCAGCACGTCGTCGCTCGCCAGCTTGTGGCGCGGGTAATCGCGCAGCACGGCCACGCGGAACATGTAGCGCAGATAGTCCACCGTCCACTTGGTGTTGAGCTTGAGCAGGCTGACGTCTTCGATGCCGAAGCTGTTCTGCTGGTACGTGGTGACCACCTGCTCGATGCTGGCCGCGCCGGATTGATCGAACACGACGGTGCTGATGCCGTCATGCAGCAGCAGGTTGCGCTCGGTATCGGTGAAGCGGTCCGCTTCCCGGGGCGCCATCACGTCCGGCAGGCGCAGAGAACGGAACGGAACGGCCGGATCGTTGGCGCCGGAGAATTCCACGATCGCGCCGAACTGCGCCGAGATCACCCACGGCAGGGTCGGGCTGCTCTTGAGTCCGGGGAAGGTGCTGTGCGCGCTGTTGCGTGCGCTGCCGTAAGTCGAGAGCGCCGAGTAGCTGCCGTTCTTGTGGCCGAAGACGTGGCCGGCGCGCATGTCCATGCCGCCCCAGCGCGCCTGCAGCTCGTTTTCCATCAGCGTCACGTTGGCCGCATCGGTCCAGCCCATCAGGATGCTGTAGGCGGCCAGCGTGCTCATCGCCGTGATCGCGGCCGACACGTCTGGGTTGGCGGTGCCGCCCGTCATGGCGGTAATGGCGGCGACCAAACCCTTGGGCGTGGCCTCGCCCTGGTAGTAGTTGAGGCGGATGTCGATATCGTTGCCTTCGATACCCTTGTGGCGGCTGGTAACGGTCACCACGCCGAGCGCGGCGGCGGCGGTCACCGCGCCGTCGGCATCCGCATTGATCGCGGCGGCCGTGTTGGTGGCGATCTGCGCGACGGTCTGGGCGGCGGTGACGCCTACCATCAGCCGGCGCCCGCCGATGTACAGGTACAGCGTCCCGCTCTCGGTCGGGCTGCCGGTAAATTCAATCGTGCCCGCTGCCGCGTTGCCGGCCCCGTTGTCGTCGAGCGCCAGGGCGTAGCATTCGGTATACGGGTTGACCTTGAGCGCGGCCGCGATCTGCTGCGCCAGCATGGAGCCGCGACCGAAGTAGTTCACGCCGTCTTGCCAGCGCGTCACTTTGGTCAATACGCCGGCTGCCACCGTGCCGGCGGCCAGGCGCTGTCCGAGGATCAGCATCCGGTGCGCCATCTGGGGCAGGCCGCGCACGGCCTTGGGGTGGTCGACCTCGATGTACGCGCCCGGCACGCGCCAGTCCACGGGAATCGTCATGAATGTAATATTGTCCGGCATGGTTTGCTCCTTTTAACCCCCGAGGGTGCGGTTTAACGGTTAGTCCTGCTTCCTGGCCTTGGGCAGTTCGCTCAAGGTCACGTCGCCATCGTCCTTGCGGCGCTGCCAGTAGCTGCTGTGAATCACGGTGTCGCCTTCCTCCGGCAGCTGCGTGCCGTCCTCTTTGCGGATGCGCAGGCCCTTGACGGGCTTGGCGATAATGGGTTGACCGAATTGCATGGTGCCTCCTATGGCTGAATGATGATGGTGTCTTGCAGCTCGGGCTTGCTGGCGGAATAATCCGCCGGCTCCTGCTTCCACTTGTTGTGTTCCGCTGCGGTTTCGATCGGCGGGATGTCGTAGTCGGCATGGAAGGTCTTGAAGTCGGACAAGGCTGCCAGGTCGATCCCGGAGGGCATCGCGACCGTGGTTTCCACCGTCACCACGCCGACCGTCAGCCCGGCTTTCCAGATCTTGTCCGAATTCAGGAATCCGACATCGCTCACGCGCCAGTAGCACCCGCCGGCCCAGCCGTTTTCCGCCAGGCCGAGCACGGCTTCCAGGATCTGGTACATGCCGAGCGCCTTGCCGTCGCCGCGCCGGGCGTCTTCATGTCCGCGCGAATTCCGAGCCATGCAGGTCAATCCGAACGGCACCACCAGGCGACCGCCCTCGACCTTGAAGTTGCGCCCGGCCACCACGTAAACGGCGGGCGCATCGGCCGCCATGCGGTTGACCAGGTTGTCCTCATCATCGTCCGGCAAGGTGCCGACCGCTTTCAGGAACGGACCGATCGCGCTGCTTTTCACCAGCCGGACCAGGCCGGCTTCCAGTTCCGCAAACATCAGTGCGCGCCCTCGATACGGTATTGAATCAGGTCCAGGATGTCGGCGGCGTTTTCAGCGTTGGTGCCCAGATAGGCACGCGCCACGATTCTTTGACGCAAGGTATAGCCGCTCACATTGACCGTCATCTTTGACTTCAATTTTTTACCGAATACGGTGCTGATTTCCCGCTGGTGTGCCGGGATTTTGATCTGCCCGTCGAACCCTATTTGATGGATAGCCGCGTATTCTCGGTTGCTGCCCCACTCGGCTACGTCCTTGCTCGAGCGGCTGGTGATCGAGTTACCCAGGTGGCCGTCCTTGGTCAGCGTCCGGCCGCCGCGCAGCTGCACGCGCAGGCTTGGCTTCCAGCGGTTGCCGTCCGGGTCGATCTGCAGCTTGAAGCGCTCGCGGGTGGAGTTCTCGCCGTAGGTCGCAATGTCGCGCATCGCATCGCTCGGGTTCCTGCCCAGGGCGATCAGCCGGTTCAGCTCGTCGCGGATGCCGCTGTCTTCGACGTCGGCGCGCAGGACGATGCCGCTCATAAACGTCTCCCGTCGCGCCCGAACACCTTGCCGGCAGACACCATCTGCGCGGCATTGTTGGTTTCCGGCTTGGCGCCGCTGGCGTCTACGCCCAGGTTCACCAAGCCCTTGCTGATGGCTTCGAGCAGCTTCACCGCATCTTTGTAGCGGGTGGTGATGGTCTCGGTGGCCATGTCGTCGTAAAGCGCATAGCGCGCCAGGTCGCACGCCGCGACCAGCACCAGGCGCGGCACGGTGGCCAGGGGCACCGGGTAGCGCGTGGCCAGGTAACCGTTGATGGCGCTATCGGCATCGAGCAGCTTGGCATTGACCAACGCCAGCGCTTCAGCCGTCGCCGCCTGCTCGTCGGCGGTGTAGCCCGCGAGGCTGCCGGCAGCGGCGGCCGCCTTCAGCATCGCGGCCGTCACCAGGCGCGGCGTGCCGCGATCGGCGCGCTGCGCGATCTCCTCGGCGCCGAACTGCTCCAGCAGATTGGTGGCGGTGGCGTATGGCATGGATTACTCGGCCACCTCGGTGACAACCAGCTCCGGGTCCCGCTTCAGGATGTCGATTTGCTCGCCGCTGAAATCGGACGCCGGAACCGTCACGGCGGCGGACGGCCAGGCGCGACCGCAGCGGCGGAAGCCGTTGACGCGTGCGGCCACGCGCAGCATGGCAACGGGTTCGGCAGCTTGACCGCTGTGCGAATCCTCGCCCGGTTCGGACGTGCCGGCTGAAGCGCTCCCTGTCGTAGCGCCCGCGCCGTTCCCTTGCTCCTGGTTGTCGGCGCCGGCGCCGGCGTTCTCTTGTTCGGTCGCGCCGGCGTTTCCGGCCGGTTTTGCGGATCCGGTTTTTGCAGCGGCGCGCGGGGTAGTCTTGGCCATAGGTATCTCCTCAGTTCGTATTAGGGGGCTCACGGATGGCGGCCAGCGAACCGGCCGCCATGGATCAGCCGACTATCAGCCCAGGCGCGGGTCGATGACCAGGTTAACCGCCTTGTAGTTGGTGTTGGTCTCGCCGGCGGCGAGATATTCCTTCATCAGGACCGCCTCGGCTGCGGCGCGGTTGCTCGGACCGGTTACCAGGTGAGAGGCCATCACCGGCAGCGGCGTGCCGTCGGGCCGGCGCTGGGTCTCCAGATCCAGGCGAGCGGCGGCAAAGCTGGCGGCGTCCAGCGCGGCCTTGGAGCCGTAGGCCAGCTGATGGAAGCCGAATCCGGCCACATAGCGGGCGTCGACGCCGAACAGGAACGTCCGGTCCATGAACACGTTGGTATCGTCGGGACGGTTCAGGCTGACGAACTCGGCTTTCTGGCGATCCTGCAATATCATCGGCTTCATGAACGAGCGCGACAGGTCCATCAGGAACCATGGCGCGCCGGCGCCGCCGCCGGTGTTGCTCCAGGAGGTCTCCACGCCTTCCGCCGTGTAGCCGACGTGGTCGGTATCGAAGAAGTACTGGCCATCGAAGCCCTTGGTGGTGAAGCCTTTGGGCAGCATCCCCCACACCAGCTCGTCCGGGTGCCGCGCCACGGTCTCGCCCTGGATGGAGAACATGGGTGTAAAGATGCCCAGTCGGTCATCCGAAATGTTGTCGCGGTCTACGCCGATGGTGTGCTCGTAGTGCTTGTTGGTGAGCTGGGCGCCGGCCGATTCGAGGTTATTGATGACGCGTTGGCCAATCCACTCGCGCATGCCGGGCAATTCCTTCATCCAGCCGTAGTTCTCGGTCAGGGTGGAGGACGGCACGCGCATGGCGATCAGGTCGAGGGTGGATTTGACCGAACCGAAGCCTTGCATGAAGGCGGCGTTGAAGCCCTGCTGCAAGGCGCGCAGGGTATCGGCGTTGATGATCATGCCGCCGAGGGCGATCAGGGGCATGCCGCCCATGCCGCCGGGCGACCACGCCAGTGCCCCGACGTCGGCCATGGCCGGAATGGAAAAGAGAACGGCCAGTGTTGCCGTGGCCAGAGCGATCAGAATGGACAGTTTTTTCACGTATATCTCCTATGGATTCGGGTTGGCGGTTTACAGGCCGAGGCCGACACTCACCCACACGCCGTCGCTGTCGACGGCGACGATCTTGCCGGCCACGCTGCGGGTGTTGGCGCTGCTGGTTTTCGCCACGGTCTGGTCGTCGACGATGTAGCAGTCGGCGCCGACGTCGGCCTGGGCGATCAAATCAGCCGCGACGGAATTGGCGAACTTGAAGGTGCCGCGCTTGACGCGGACACTGGCGTCGCCGGCGGACACGGCAGTCGCCGTTTCCTCGGCGCGGCCTACCGCGATCAATCCGACGGCGGTGGTGCCGGGCGCGGCATAGCCGCCGTTCAGCACGGTCAATCCGCCCTGGTGGACGGTGGTGGCGGCGGCAACCGGGAAGTCATGAACGTCGCCGGTACGCTGCTGGGTGTTGCGGGGTTGGGTCAGTGCGCTCATGCGTGATTACTCCACTTTGCCGGCGGCGAACTGCTCGGTGCTCAGGCCCAGGGCCTTGCACACCGCGAGTTGGACGTCGGACTGGTTGGTTGATTTGCCGTCCAAATTCTTTCCCCCGGTCTGGGTGGCGGTCAGGGCGGCGATTTCGGGGGCAGTCTCCAGGTAGCCACGGAGCGCGGCGATGTTGGTTTTGCCCAGGTTGCGCGCCCACTCCTCCTGGGCCGGAAACAGGCGGTTGGCGGTCAGCGCCGCATCCACCAGTGTGTCCACTTCGCCGGCGTTGATTTGCGCACTCAGGGCGGCGACGCGTTCCTGCAGATCCCGCATGGTCCCCACGGGAACGAACTGAGCGGGATCCGGAGACGCTGCTTTCAGAGCGGCAATCTGGGTGGTTTGCGTATCCAGGTACGCCGTGAGGCTGGCGGCGCCGGCGCCGGTGATCATGACTTTGATCTTGTCCAGCTCGCCGGCCATTTCTTCCGGCGTGGTGGTGAGCGGCAGGTTAAGCAAATAACGCAAGCGCTCCATGAGTTCATTCATGGGTGATTCCTCCTGGGTTGAAAAATGGGCGGACAACGCGGCCAGGTCGGTCAAGCCGTCCAGTCCGGGGTTGTTGGTGAGGCCGACGAGCTTGACGTCGAGCACGCGGCCGGTCTTGTCGTAGCTGAACACCGGGCTGATGTAGCGGTATTCGTTTTTGTCGATCATCGCGCCGGCCCGCTCTGTCCAGTCTGCCGTGGCATAAAGTCCGTCATCGCGCCATTCCATGGACGCCACCCAGCCGGATGCCGGGGCGGGCTGGCCGTTTTGCGCGGAGAGCAGGGTCTGGTGTTCGTAGTCGATCACCACGCTGCTTTTCCGAGCCGCATTACGGGCGATCACCTGAACGGCGTCATCGGCATCGATGTACCAGGCCGGCACATCCTTCGGCCGACCGGATCCATCGGAGGAACGAAATGCACCCGCCGGAATGAGACGGAAGGTCTTTTCTCCGGGAGTGAGCTGAGCGACGAGGGAGGCGAGGCGTGTAGTCATGCCGCCATTGTGGCGGCGCGAAGAGGGGTGGTTAAGGCGGAAGCGCTTCCGCAGTCGGATGGATTACGGCAGGATTTTTTTACCCTATCAGATCGGGCGGCGGATGTAAATTTTGCGGATAAGTAGAAACCCGCATCGAGCGATACAGAAAAATACCACCATAGAGGCCGTTAACCCCCCGTTAAAATCGCGGCGCAGAATTTTTGCGATACGCGGTAGCCGGAAGGTGTCCTGAACGCCGTAGCGGCTTAATTCGTTTTGCGGATTTTTCGGCGGGGGAATATACTGGCTGCAAGCGGGCGCGACACGGTGATATTCCCCCGGCCGTAGCACGGCAGAAATGCCGGAGCGCCATGTGGGGTTGCCGGGAAACCGGATCGGGGGGCCCCACCGCCCGCGACTATTTCTGGTGTTTATCTCCCTTGCGCAGCAGCCTGCGCACCTCTTCGTCCCGCTTCACCTGGTCGCTCGATAGCCGGCGGAAGCTGGTCATGAATACCGCCTTTCCCGTTCCTGTCGCCTTGACCACCGTCACATACCCATCCAGCTCGAGCAAATAGATCGCCGAGTTGGCGCCGTCCTGGATACGCATGCCGCGCTCGATGGCCTGCTGCACAAACCCGTATTCTTCCGGCGCCAGCTCCGGGTGCACGTTGATCTGCTTCTGCATGGTCTCGGCCGACAGCCGAACCGTGTGCGTCTTCGCCCCGATGGCGGACACGTGCTCGTCCGGCAGCACGCCGATCGGGAAAACCCCCTCCGGCTTGGCGAAGAAGCGCGCGAACGCCTCGCCGGACACCAGGCTCTTGAGCGCGCCGGACGCTAGCGGCACGTCGGCGGCATCGAGCTTCTCGGTAATGAACTTCGACAGGTTGGCCCGCCGTCCGCCCGGGGGATAGTTGAATGCCGGGTCGACGCCCTGCGGGATCTGCTGCGTCTCGCCGGTGCGCTTGTTGACGTAGGTGTAGGTGGTGAGCTTGGGCGGCTCGCTGACCTGCAGCCCGCGCCGATCCATCATGCCCTGGCTCATCTGTATCCAGCGACACTTGCAGCCCCATGCCTTGACCGGGCCGATCGTCTGCACCATGGGATCGTCGACGCGAAAGATCAGGCCATCCCACGCCGCATGCTGCAGGCGTGGGTGCTCGCTGTTGTTGCCGTCGTATTGCAGGTAAGGGAAGCTCTGCTTGCTCGCCTGGATGCGCTCCCACTGGCCTTCGCTGTGCGCCGTGCGCAGGTTGATGTCGTAGATCGTCTTGAGGCGGCGCGTGCTGCCCAGCTGCACGTTCTTCACCTCGCCGGTGAGCGGATCCGCCATGTCGGCCCGGCCCCACCAGCCCTTTTGCACCAGGAGCGGTTTCAGGTTCTTGCGGAAGTCGGCGAAGGGGGTGCCGTCGGCCAGTGCGGCATCGACGCCGGCGCGGATATCGCGCAGCAGATCGAGCTGCATAGCCTTGGCCACGGTGAAGGCGGCTTGGTGTTCCTGCTGCCAGACGTCCCGCCAGTCGAAGCCGATCTTGTAGCCCTTCTGGCGGAAGAAGGCGATCGCCTCCTCCGGCGGCAGGGATTCGAGCTTAATGGCCGCCATTCAGCTTGCCCCACAGCCGGGCGGCAAACTGCCCCTGGGCCAGCGCGTCTGCCAGCTCGGTTTCATCCATGCCCTGGATCAGCGCCGGCAGCCGGGCCTGGAATGCCTCGTAGCTATCCACCTCGCCGGCCAGCGCCGCGATCGGCGCGACCAGCGGATCCGTCACGCGCTCCCAGTCGCCGGCCAGCTCGTCGCCCAGCACGTCGAATTCATCCCGACCCTGGACGCTGGCAGTCAGCGCTGCGGTAGCGGCCGCCGTCCCGGCCCCCTGGTCGGGGGCAGGCGCTGCGGGCGCCTTGCGCAATACCGCTTCCCCGTCCTTTGGCCTTGGGATGCGCAGCTTGCCGTGCGCCCAGTCCACGGGGATTTCCATGTTGAGGTCGACCAGGGGCGGCAGGGCCTCGCTGAACAGCTTGATGTCCTCCGCTTCGCCGGTGTCGAACACCAGGCGCGGGCAGCGGCGCAGGCCGTCGATGCCGCCCTTGTTGAGGGCGATCATGGGGTAGATCAGGTCGCGGGTCAGGGTGCCGGCGATCTGGCGGGCATCCGAGCGCAGGATATCCCTGCGCACTTCGTTGTGGATCTTGCCCAGGGCGTTGGTGCTGGACTTGCCGTCGGCGCCGCTGGTGAGCGTGGCGCCCAGGATGGCCTTGGAGATGGCTTTCTCCGCCCACTCCACCATCGCCAGGTGATGCGATCTGCCGGCGCCGCCGGTCACGGTGTTGATCTCCAGCTCCATGTCCACGGGCATGATGGCGCGGGCGTCGTGGCCAAGAGAGGTCACGGCGCGCATCAGGCTGGCTTTTTCGGCATCCGTCGCGCCGGAGAAATACTTGCCGACGATGATGGGCAGGCCGTAGGTTTCGAGGAACTCGGCGAAGTCGCCCACCGAGTAGGCGCGATAGAGGAATGGCCAGACCAGCGAGCGCAGGATGCCGAGGCGCCCGAGGTAGCCGGTGCGCGCCTTGCCGTGGGTATGCATGATCCAGCCGAATTGCCACAGGGCGGCACCGTTGGCGCTGTTGTCCTTGAGGCGTAGCTCGCGCCGGTCCTGGGAGAGGCGGAACCAGGTCTGCGGCTGGGGCTGGAAGGACGGCAGCTGTTCCTTGCCCAGGAGCGACCAGGACAGCTCGACGGGCGCGAAGCCGCGCCCGACGCCGGCCATCATGGCGAGGAGCAGATCCTCCCAGTCGTCGACGTAGTCCTGCAGCACTTCCGTCACCCAGGCGGCCGCGCTCTTTTCCGCAGCGCTGGCGTTGCGGGGCGGCTCGATCGACCATTCCAGGTCGACCAGCGAGCCCGCGCGTTTGGCCATCTCGCCCTGGAGGTGTGAGTCGCGGTCTTCCATATCGTCGAACAGCTGCTGCTGGGCGGTGATGTCGCCGTTGTCCGCGTCGCGCAGGATGCGTGCCGCCCGGGCGGGTGTGAGGCCATCGATGGCGGACTGGATGTAGGTGTTGGCCAGCGTTGTGACCGTACTGGTCTGCGGCGCGGCAAGTGCTTCCTGGTGGGTAAACGGCTGGCCGAATTGATCCAGTATTTTCATGGCCATCAGAACATTCTCCTGGATGGGTTGCCGTAGTCGTCGTCATCGCGGGATCCGGACGGGTGGCGGGGAAGGGATTGGAAGCCGGAGCCGGTGATGCCTCGCACCACGCACAGCTTCCACAGGATGTACAGCGCGCACAGGCCGTCGTAGTCGTGGCTGGTTTGCTTTTCGGGCCAGCTATCCAGCTCGGAAAGCAACTGCGTTAACTCCGGGCTGAACAGAATGCGCGGGTCGTAGGCGTCGGTAATGTACGGCTCCATGCCGTCGATGCGGACTTCCCGGTCCACCGTCTCGGTCAGGCCGACCAGGGGCAGCGCCACGCCCTTGGCGAGGCCGGCCGTGATGAAGGTCTGGCGGGAGTGCTCATAGGCGTTGTTGTTCTCGAAGCCGATGGCGAGGCAGTGGAAGTCCCGCTGGAACTGGATCAGGTCCGCTTCCAGCTTGGACGGCACGCGCCGCTTGATGCGCGCCTCGATGACATGCAGTCGGCCGCGTTCGTGGTCGTAGGCGCCGGCGACCAGAGCGCTGGGGTGGGATTTTTCACCCTTGCCCATGGACGGGTCGCAGCCGCCCAGCATGATCCAGTGCGGCAGGCGCGAGACGAAGAAGCGTACCGGCGCGAAGATCTTGTCTTCGTCGCTCCTCGGGTCGCCCTGCATTTCGGTGGCGAACGCCCGGGCGTTCTTGGCGCGCTGGCGCATCAGCCAGAACAGGCTGCGCACGCCTGGCCAGGAGATTTCCGCGCCTTCTTCCATCTCGGCGCGGTGTGCCTGGTAGAAAATGTAGGACGGCAAGCCGGACTCTTCCAGCACCTCGCCGCGTTCGGATGCTTCTTCTTCCGCCGGCTTGTCCTGGTTGAGCATGACGGCCTGGCATTCTTCCCACATGTCCATGCGTGCCGGCAAGGTGATGAGGGCGCGGAAATGATGCACCAGGTGGCCGATGGCACCCTTGGCGCGGCTGATCGGGTCGTTCTTGTTGAGCACGGTGCCGACGCCGACGAACTTGACGTTGCCCTCTGGCGGGCCGAGGAAGTCAACGGCCTTCTCCAGCCAGTCCCAGCGGTTGTTGCACTCGGTTGGGCTTTTGGCTTCCTTGTCGGTGATGAGATCGTCGCCCAGGAGCAGCTTGGGTCGGCTGGCTCCGTGGAAGGTGCCGCGAATCGCCTGCTCGGCGCCGAAGGATTCGACCTTGACGCCGGACTTGGTGGTGAAGTCGCCGATCTTCCAGTTCTTGGTGGGCCCGCATGCCTCCGGGAAATCCAGCGCCAGTGCGGCGTTAACCGTCAGCTCGACTTTAACGACTTCGAGCAGCTTGGTGGGCAGCTTGGTTTCCGCGCCCAGCATGGTGATGTAGTCGATGAAGTACGGCGTCTCGCCTTCCCAGCCGACCTCGGCGCGGATCGCGGGCTTCTGCAGCAGCGCGCGCACCGCCACCCAGCACGGGCCGACCTTGGTGGTCAGCGAGGACTTGGCCTCGCCGCGCGGCGCCACCCACCATTCCTTGGCGCCGGAAGGCTTGTCCAGGATCTGCGGGAAGCGCTTGAAGAAGTGCCGGTGGAACTGCGACGCCGGCGGGCGGATGTGGTGCGGGAAATAGGTGTAGCAGAAGAACTCGAAATCGCCGTCCTTCAGGACACGGCGCCGCCGCTCGGCGCGGGCAGCCGGGGACGGATCGAGTCCGATCTGGTGAGCTTCGATCTCCGCCCGGACTTCCTGGGAGATGTTGGCAATCTCTTTGAGGAAGTCTTTTTCGGTGGTGGGTTTAGAGCTAGCCATCTTTCGCTAGATCCTGCTTTAGCATCTTGGCTAAGTCTCGATAGGCCTGTTTGCACAACCGGTCGAATTGATCGATGACATCTCTGTCCTGCCGTGACATTTGCTTTTTGTAGAATTCTGGGAAGTCGGCCATTCCAGGTACGTTTTTACCCAACTGGTTCGCCATGGCCATATGAGCGATTACCGATAGCGCGCTTTCTGCGCCTGCTGATAGCTTAGCCATATGCCCTCGCCAGTTCCTCGCCGAACGGCCCGAGAACCTCGGCGAAGGCGGCGGCGTGCTGCGGGTAGTTGGCGCGGATGAATTCCAGCATGCGGCGGGCCACGTCGGTGGCCACCGCCAGCTTGTCGGTTTCCGGCATTAGCCGCCTCGAGGCCGCCATGATCTTGTTGTACGCATCGGCCAGGCTGGCGAGCATCTTCACCTTGTCGCCGGGCTGTAAATTGGGATCTGCCTGGATAGCCTCGATGGTGGCTTGCACCTGCTGCACCACCACGGCCAGGGTCTGGCGCACCACGTCCTCGATCCCGCCGCCGGCGATCAGCTGGGCGGAGCGGGCCTTGTCCCAATCGTCCCCGGCCGCCTTGGCGCTGCGCTTCCAGTTGCGGGCCGTGGCGATCGGCACGCCGATTTTGAGCGCGGCCATCTCCAGGGAGAGCTGCTCAAACACAAAGGCCGCCTTGACGGCGCGGCGGGTATCTTCTCCGTGTGCCATCAGAGTTCGCCTGGTTCGGGCCGGCGCACGCCGGGCACCTGGGCGCGTCCCAGTACGATGTCCAGCCCGCGATCGGTGAGCGAGACGTCATCCATCTCTGCGCGCTCGACCAGGCCGATTTCCGCTAGCCAAGCGATATCGGCGCGCAGGACATCCAGTGATAAGGCATATCCGATGCCCTCCACCTGGGCGCGCAATGCGCGTTCCGGCAGCGTGTAGGCGGCGGAGATGGAAAGCGCCGCCAGGATTGCGCGGCGGCGGTCGGCCTCGGCGATTCTGCGGGCAATGCTCATTGTCTTCCGCCCCCGTTCAAGAGATGCTGGTGGATCAGGCCCAGCGTGGTTTTGATGCCGGTCATCTCGCCTGTCAGCGTGTGCAGATTTTTGGAGACATCGTTGATGCGCTCGTGCAGATCGCCGAGATCCTCATGGCTGGGCAACAGATCCATGCGCGCCTCGACCTTGGCCAGGCGCGACGAGTGGTCGTCCAGGCGCTCGTCTAGGTCGGTTTCCATGGAATCGATGCGGCGCCGGGTGCCGTCGTTGTGGCGCTCCCAGAACAGGTACGCGCCGATGCCCATGTTGATGACGGTGATGAAAACCTTCCACCAAAAATCCATTGCCGTGTAGTCCACTACCGTCTCCCTCGGTTGTTTTGTTCATATTCGTGCTGCGCCTGGCATTCCACGCAGCGCGTGCAGCCGATTTCCGCCAGGCGGCGGTCTTCCGGTATGGCGTCGCCGCATTCGGCGCAGGTTTCCGCCGAAGGGCGGCTTGGCGCGGCCCTGATGGCCTTTTCCTGGTTATGCTCCCATTCGGCCAGCTCAATCTGCTGGGCGAAGTCTTCCGGTCTCATTTGACGGGCTGCGCCTGGGACAACAGCGTGGTCTTGCGGTCGCTGCCGGCGCTGGAGCCGAAGTAGTAGGTGACGATCCCCACCCAGCTGGTGCCGAGGGTGCCGACCATGATGTCGAGGATCTTTTCCGAGGCGGGCGGGACGCTGTTGGTGGCGAGGAAGGCCAGCAGGCCGAAGAAGCCCAGCGTCACGCCGTAGGCCAGCATGCGCGGTGTCCAGTCCTTGACCTCGGACTCGCGCTTGCGGGCGCTGTCTCGGTCGGAGGCGGCGATCTGTTCGAGCTGCACGCCCTGGGCCTGAAGCTGTGCTTGCAGATCGATCTCTGCCTTGCGGATCGCGGCGAGCTGCTCGCCTGTCATCTGGCCGGACTCGACCATCTTCTGCACGTTGGCGGGGTCGGTTCCGAGGGCGGAGGCAAGCGCCTCGGCAGCCACCCCGGCGAACGGGCCACCCAGAACGGTGGCCACGGTGGGTGCGATTTTAGCGAGCAGGTCTTTCCAGTCCATGGTTATATCCTTGGTTAAAGTAACGACGCGAGCGCCCTGACAAGCCAGATAACCGCAGCCCACAAAATCCCCGAGATGGCCAGCACGCCTACGGCTACATGCCAGACACGGATCTTCATGACGTCGCTCTTTGGGTGATGGGCAGCGTTTTGCCTGCGGCGAAATCGGCCAGCGTCAGCCCGCCGGTGTATTGAAAATGCGGGTATTCGCGGAAGCGTGTCCAGCGCCCGGCCCATTCCAGGCCAAGCTCTTCTCCAATGGCGCCGATGCGCTGCCACAGCTCCAGATCGTCTTTGTCATCGTCTGTCGGGTCGTTGTCGATGCCGTTGCCGGTGGTGCCCCATACCGGCTTGCCGCCGCGCAATGGAACCACGTCGAAGGCTACGCGGTAATTGTGGAATGACTGCCCGGAGCGGGCATTGGTGACGATGCGCCCGGGGGCGGTCCTGCCCTGGGCGTAAAGGGCGGCCTGTGCCTCTAAATCGCGATAGGTGCTAGTGACAAGCAGGTCGATGCCGTGCGCCTTGCACTCGTTGATGAGATCGAGGGCCTTGATTTTGACCGGCAGCAGCAGGTCGTCGAGTTTGCGGGAAGTAATCATGCCGCCATTGTGGCGGGCGGGTCAGGCGAGATTAAGGCGGAAAGGCTTCCGCAAAAGACAAACCCGGCGCGAGGCCGGGCTAAATTAGATTACGCGGGCGCTGTTAAGGCGTCAACCGGCGCCGTTTGAATCACGTCCCGGTTTTGCCCGCCTTGGCATCGATCCAGAGTTGCTGGGGACCGTTCTTTTCATCAAACCAGACATTGAATTTCCGCCCGTTCTTCTCGCCCACAAAGGGATGAAGCTTGCCATTGATCGCATCGGCCATGATCGACCACCCCACCGTACCTTCGGTCGCGCGCATGCGCTCGGTTTTGACATGCTCGCCGCTCAGGTAAGTCATGACCTTGATGAATTCGCAAGGGTTGCTGCACTGGAACACCGCGAACACCGATCCATCCTTTATGTAAGCCTGGTAATCATCGCCTTTCTTTCCTGCATATTTGACCATGATCAGGCTCGAAACCGCCGTCCCCTGGTTGGCCTCATCGGCGCTGACAGCGCGCTCGTAACCGTATTCCATCCCGTCCTTCATCGAATACTCGTGATCCTTGATTGGTGCAGGCGGGACCACTTGAGCCGGCTGCTCCGGCGTTGCGGCCTGCTGGCCATTACCGCATCCGGCCATGGCCAAACTAAACAACACGACGAACAGATGAAGCTTTTTCATGACACGTACCCCTTTAAGTTAATAAATATGCAATTCGGCGTTAGTCTTCATGGGATTTTTTCCTCTCCCAGAATTTTTCAAGCTTCTGCTTGTAATGGAAGCTGGTCGTTAAATCTCCCTGCTCAGCTGCCCGTAACAAACCGAATATTTCCTTCAACTGATCTGTAATAATCTTCTTCGTTTCATCGCTTGCATATTGGTCGATGTCGCCAAGAATGACGCCTAGAGCCGCCGCAGTTTCTTCAAGCTGATCCACGAACAAATCGACTTCGTTTCCCGATAGTTCTCGCACCGCAATCTCCTCATGAAGCACACACCCGAATTCGGGTCCAGTCACCATCCCCAAGCCTTCGTCGTCTTCCACCATCGCGCCGCTGTCGGCGACCTTAGATTCTTCGACGCCATACCCGTACTCAATCAACGGCGCGCTGCACGACTTCAGGCGACTCTCGGCGTCTTTCCTGCCGTGGCCCCAGTGCTTGCAGCACTTGCATGTTTTCATAGCCCTTACCCTTTCAAAAACACGTTAGCCATATCGCTCGGAATATTCACGTTGATGCGGTCTGTGTTTTGCGGATCTCGTTCGACGGAAATGCTCTGCTCATAAGTGCAGGCGGACTTCATCAGCGCCTGATAGATATCGCGCTTTGTTTCCTCATCCAGTTTTCTGCCTTTGAATGGCTTGAGGATCTCGGTTACCCTGGCCTTGTCTTCCTTGACCTGCCGTCGAATTTCACGGCGCAACCTGCGCAGCTCGGTACTGTTCAGTCCCTTGCGGTAATCCTTGTAGATTTGTGTTCTGGTCACATCCATCGAATAACTCCCTAAAACAGCATCCTAAAACAGCCCCACCTGCCTGTCATCTTCTTCCTCGACGCCGAGGATGTTGCGGATCTGGCGCTCGGTGAGTTTGTATTTCAGCGCCAGCTCGCGGTGGGTCATGCTTGCCGCGCGGTCGGCGTGAATGCAGGCATCGCGCGCGGCGCGGGTGGCGGCCACGGCGCGGGGGATGTCCATGTGCCCCTCGCCGCCGTATTCGGATGCCAGCGTGCGGGCGGCATCGAGGCCGATGGGCGTGGGCGCCGACGTCCATGCCCATCACGGCGAAGCCTTCCGCTTCCAGCCAGTCGAAGCAGCGCTGGGCGGCGATCAGGCCGGTGAGGATGTGGCTGTTCTGGTCTTTTTTCTGCGCCAGCGCAGGGCGTTGGTAGGTGTTCATTGCGGTTTGCATGTTTCCTCCTGGTTGAGGTTCTTTCCGATTTGGCAGGACTGGCAGGCGCGCCAGTGCTTCATGGCGCGTGGGCTGCTGGTGGGGACGGCGCTGCTGCAGTGTTCGCGGCATTCGGCCTGGACGATTTGCACGCCCAGGAACGGGCAGTCGACGCGGCCGTAAATGTCCATCACGCGGGCGGCGATATTGTCGGTTTTGGCGGGGTATTTGCCCGACATCACCAGGGAGATCGTGGTGCGCGACACGTCCATCCTTTCGGCCACCTGGGTGATGTTGGCGCCATCCACGGCCTGTTTAAGCAGATTGAGCCATTGCATAGCTGTGCTCCTCCTGGGTGTTGGGGTCGTAGACGGTTTCCTTGCTGGGCCGCCAGATCGGGGCGAGCGGGCCGCTGTCCTTGACCAGCAGGTATCTGATGAAGCCGTTGCTGGTCATTGCGGTTCCGGGTTCTCGCCGCGCCATGCGCGTCAGATAGCCGGCACGTTCAAGGGCGCGCAGGTATTGTCCGACGTTGTTCTCGATGGCCTTCTCGCCGCCGTTCGCCACCAGGACGAGCAAGTCTCCCAGGCTGAACTTCTTGCGCTGGCGCATGGCGCGCCAGGCTTTCATGCGCAGCGTGTCGGTGTGCTGCTTGACGGCCGTTTCGCCGCGCGGACCGCTCTTGACCTCAAACCCGCGAGCGATCAGCACATGGCCGGCGGGGAGCAGCTTGTAGCAGCCGGGCTTGATGCGCTCGATCAGCTCGCGGTTGACCAGGATGGCGCAGGAGTTGGCGATCTGTTTGCGCTCCATCTTGGTGTGGTGGACGAGGAGGTCGATGTCCACGCAATCGAGGTGTGCCAGGCCGACGATGGCCGTTAGAATGGTTTGGGCTGGCCAGGACATTTAACGGGCTCCAGCCGACTTGATCACGCGCGGCCGGCGGGTCTGCCAGTCGTGGATCAGGGTCTGCCCGGCCATATCGGCCAGCGCGGCCTTGGCGGCGCCGTTGCGCTTGGCGGCGCGCTCGACGGTGGCGATGGCGTTGAGGATTTCGCGCACGCGGCCGGCGCTCTGGCGGTGGATCTCGCTGACCAGATCGGGAGCGATCTCGACCTCGGCGAGAGACCGGCAGAATTCGCCCACGTCGTCGTAGCTGGCCGGGCCGAACTCGACCACCTTGGCGATGCGGCTGCTGATCTGCGCGTGGCGCGAGATCTTGTTCTGCACTTGCTCCATGCCGACCAGGATCACCATCACCTCGGTCAGGTCGGAGAGGTCGCGCACGGCTTCGAGCACCTGGGCGTTGTCGCGCATGCAGTGCTCGACCTCGTCGATCACCAGCGGGATCTGCTGGCTGCCGAGCACCCCGGCGATCCGGGCGAAGACGTCCTTGGCGCGGCCGCGCGAGTCGATCTTGAGCGTTTCGGCCAGCTCTGTCATGAAGTAGTGCGGCGTCCACTCGACCTTGGCGCGCAGGTAGGCGGCGCTGTTCCGCACCGCCCAATAGTCGACGGTCTGGCTCTTGCCGTAGCCGGCCGGGCTGGTGAGCAGCATCATGCTGGCCTCGATCGCGCCCCGCCCTTCCACTGCCGAGATACCGGTGCGGAAGCGTTCGTAATTACCGATGTTTTTGACAAATATTTTCTTCACTTCTAAACTCCCTGATTCTTGTCGTGCTTCAAAAAGGCCGTTCTGGTAGTTAGCGCTACCAGGCGGCCATCTCTATATCCCCGAACAGGTCTTCCCATTCAGAGGTATTCCGGTACCAGGTCAACCAGCCTTGGTCGTCCTGTGTCATGTGTTCGCGGTTATTCATCAGCCAGCGGTATTTGGCGGCGTCGGTATCCCACATCGGGCGCGCCGGCTTGGACTTGGGCATTTCGATCACGTTGGCGGCGGTAAGCTCCTCTGCGTCCAGTTTGCGCAGATCGGCGTGCAACGTGCGCAGGTCCATCGTCGGAAGCTGCTCGGCGACTTGGTGCTCGATGAGTGCCGGCGGGGCAAGTTCGGCCTCGGCTTCCTCGATCTTGGCTTCGGCGCGCTTGATGCGTCCCTTGGCGCGCTTCTCGGCAGCCTGCTCGATGGCAGACATGGGGAAGTAGCTGCGCTTGTTGCCTTCGAATTCGGCCACGCAAATCAGGCGGCCTTCGCGATCGCGCACCCAGACGTGCTGTGCATCGTGGATGTCGTAGCCGACCCGTACTTTTTCGCCGTGGTAGTGCTCCAGGTCGCGGTGGAAATAGCTGTTGCTGAAGAGCTGCACTAGGGCGCGGCGGGTGGTGACCTCCTTGTAGGGGCGGAATAGGTCGGCGGATTCGTTCGCCTCGACTTCCACCGGGTTCCATCCTTCCGAGATGGCGGCGTCCCAGGCTTCGTTGGGGGTCTGGTGGCGGCGCTTGCCTTCGGCGTCGGTGATTTTAGGTAGGCCGCGATGAGGGCGATTGTTGTAGCTGTCTACCTGGTCCTGACACCAGGCGGTGAACTCAGCCCAGGGCATCAACAGGCTGGAGGTGCCCACTTTCTTGATGTCGGAGCGGGTGATCTTGAATGAACTCTGCTTGGCTTCGCGGTCCATCGGCGCGCCCATGTAGGTGGGCAGATCCTTGGCGCCGCGTACCCAGAGGCTCTGGTGGGAGCGCTCGATCAGGCCGCGCGCCTGGGAGTTGTAGGGCAGGCTGTGGCTGATGGTAATGCCGAGACGCGCCATGAAGCCGGTGGCCTCGTCGCCCATCAGGGCGTTTTTGTAGCCTGAGCCGTTGTCGACGTAGAAGATCGCCGGGATTCCGCCCGTTTCAACCGCGTTGCGCAGGGCATCCAACACCGCCCAGGTCGATTCGGCCAGGTCGATGCTCCAGCCCACGGATTTACGCGTACCGATGTCGATCACGCTGGTGATTTCAGGGCGGAACGGGCGACCGTGCGCCGGGTGGGCGACTTCGGCGTCGAAGGTATGGCCGTCTGCCGTGTAGGCATCGCCCGGCCACATCTGGCTGGTGTCGCGCTTGACGTAGGCGCGGACGGATTTGAGTTCACGGGGCCCCATGCGGCCGCGTTCCAGATCGAGCTTGCTCATCTTGTCGACGAAACGCTGGGCGGCCCAGTAGGACGGAGCTGGTATGCCTGGCTGCAGCACGCTGGGCAGATCGTCCAGGCACTTTTTCAGGGATGGTTTTTGCGGCTGCTGATAGAGGCCAAGTAGCGCGGGCGCCCAGGCCGGCACTTTCATGCCTTCGCTGATGCGCGGGGCCAGGGCGGCAAACCCTTGCTCGCTTTCCGCCATCCAGCGGTAGATCGAGCGACGGGAGAGCGTCCGCTTGCCGTCCGATCCGGCCTTGGCGTTGGCCACCGGCACCAGGCGCTGCAGCTGCTCGGGCAGCTCGTTATTCTCGGCGAGGGCGATCACGGCCTGGACGGCCTTTTCGGTGCCTGCCATGCCGGCGAGGCGCTTGACCTCGGCGATGATGGCGGCGCGCGCTTCGGCGCTTTTGCGCTGCCAATCCTTGAGTTCGTGGGAGACGGGGGCGGACAATGCAGGTGCGGCCGCCGCGCTGGGCGCTGCGATCAGCTGCGTAAAGAGTGCGGCTTGGGTTTCTTTCGGTAGGCAGGTGAGCGGGTATTCCCAACCGCCGCCACGGCCAGCGCGGGGGCGTTTTTCCCATGATTCGCGTGTGGCCATGTTAATCACCCCCGGCTTTGTAGTTGGCATCCCAGCCAGTCCGGCGAGTTGGGATGCTGCGTACCAGGCTGTTTCCGGCTGCTTACTCATGTTCGCTGCCCTTTTACTTTTAACATCAGCTGCAATGCGCGTTTGCGCTCCGCTAAGTCTTTTTCTTCCTGGTGGATGCGACCCAGTTCGATATAGGCTGCTTCTTCATCGGTGATCACCCGCCGCCCACCGCGTTTTTGGGCGTACAGGTTCAACAGCACGTCTTCCTGCAGTGCGGCGTCGAAGGCCATGGCGCGGCGCAGGTTGATTTCGTGCTTGTCGCGGGACTGCGCGGTGTAGGCGTTGAGCATGTTCTCGGACATGGTTTCGCCCAGGTGGTAACCCATGCTGGCAGCGATCATTTCGCGGGTGATGCCGCGCTCACGGGCGCGGTCGATGGCTTCGACCATTGTGGCGGCGATTTCGATGCCGCAAGCCAGGCTTCCGGCGCGTGGCTGGGTGAAGAGGTCTTGTGTAAAAGGGTCGACGCGTTTCATGTCAATCAGACCCGGTGCTTTCTACATCGCATCGGCTTTTAACGGTGTTAACATTCGCCTTGCGCTTTATAGCTTTTGTATCTATATGCCTGCCCTGACCGCGAGCCTTGCGCTGCCCGTGACCGGAGAGCGGTTTTTTGTCCGCGCCGTAGCGGGATGGCCAGATGTCGTAGGGCTTTTCTCCGATGGCTTCGGCGATGAGCGCTTCGCCCTTCGGCCAGGCCGTGTGCAGCGCGTTTTTGAGTGCGCCGGCGGTGTAGCCGTGGGACAGGGAGAGCTTGCGCAGGCTGTTTCCTTCGGCATGTAGGGCAGCCACGATATAAGCGTTGTTCCAGTCGACCACTCGGCTGGTTTTTTTGCGGTGTTTAGTTGTGTCCATGAGTTATACATTAGCAAGAAATACCGTGCATTGCAAACGGTATTTCTTGTTTACAGTTCAAGGGAGCGCTTCGATATGCACGAAATAACTTGTATGTTATTAAAATCAGTCGCTTACACAAACCGTAAAGCACTATTCGATTTTACGGTTCGGCTTTACGGTTTGGGCGCTGAACTGTAAACATGGATCTGAAGCACGAAATTTCTGTTCGTTTCAAGCTGGCCAGAGAATCACTAAGTCTTTCGCCACCTGAACTCGCCCGGACTATTGGCTCGGCCGCGCAGACGATACGCGACTATGAGGATGGGAAAAGCATCCCCGGAGGGGCTGCCGTTGCTGGTATGGCGAACCTTGGTATAGATGCGAACTGGCTGCTTACTGGAGAGGGAGAAATGCGCCGATCCTCGGCGCCCTATACCGCACACAAGTCAAACGGACCGATTGTCACCGGATCGGGTGATTTCGCTGGGGTCAAAGCGCAAGACATACACTCTGCGCTTCCAGGAGAGTTCGTCCTGGTGCCTAGGTATGACGTCGCCGGTAGCATGGGGAATGGCGCGTTAATACATAGCGAGCAGATCGTCGATCATCTGGCCTTCAAGGCGGATTGGGTGCGCCTGGAACTGGGCGCGAACCCCAAGAACCTGGTCTTGATCAGCGCCGTTGGCGATTCGATGGAGCCGACGTTGCGGCCTGGTGACTTACTCTTGGTGGATCGTAGCGAGAATGGGGTTAAACAGGACGCCATCTATGCGATCGCGCTGGATGGGGAGTTGAGGATTAAGCGCGTGCAGCGCTTGTTTGATGGTCGGCTGATCATTCGGAGCGATAATCCCGGCTACCAGCCAGAAGAAATCGCGCCTTCGATCACTGATACGGTCAACATCATCGGGCGGGTCGTTTGGGCTGGCCGCCGAATGTGACGCGAGCAAAAGTAATTAAATAATGTGTATGCAGTGCCAAATGATGCGCAAATGCTACTGAGTTTTGCTTATTTTTTTGCGGATCGCGTTAAATTGGTTTTTCGGCTCATTTTTCGTTAACTCTTTGAGCCTGTTTGACTTGTTCCCGTTTTATCCCACTTCTTCCCAGTGCCAAATCAAACACCTCCCCACATTCTCCGCCATCTCGCGAGGCGTTTCGCAGTCATCGATTCGTGTGCGGAGATGGGGGTCGGCGCCGATCTCCAGCAGTTCGGTGATAAATGGCAAGGGGCTGTGGTAGATCGCATATTCCAGACACGCGCCTATGGTCAGCGGCATCGGTCCGTTGGGTATGCTGGCCGGGTCCTCCACTGCATTGCGTAACGCTGCAAGATCGCCCGCCTTGAAGGCGGCATCGATCTTTTTGAATCTCTCGTATTCCGCGCAGCGCTCGGCGTTCGATTTCAC